TTAAAGTCCGCGAACGCGATAAGATCTGCAAATACCTCATTGAAATCAAGCCTTATAAGCAAACCATTCAGCCTACTATTACTAAAAAGAAAAAAGAATCAACTATCATTCATGAGCATGCAACATGGGTGGTAAACAATGCCAAATGGGAAGCAGCAAAAGGCTTTGCAAACAAGTACGGCATGAAATTTATTATCATCACAGATAAAGATTTGGATAATACGTGTAAGTAATTTTACATGTCCAAGAAAAAGCGACTTCGGCACCCCGAAGAAACTGATGAGCTTGCCAGAGTATATTTTGGCAGGGAAATTGACGGTCTAAATTTTAAAATCTATTGCAAATTTGATTTCAACGAAACACACAAAAGATTTTTACAGCTATTAGACGATGTAGACACAAAAATGGTCATGGTAGATGGCCCCGCTGGATCAGGTAAAACATATCTATCTGTTCTTGCAGGACTAAAGCACCTATCACAGAGACACTTCGAAAAAATTGTATATATTCGAAGCATAGCAGAATCCGCAGCGAAAAGTATTGGATCATTGCCTGGTGAATTGGATGAAAAATTCAAACCATGGTCAATTCCGTTAATGGAAAAATTATCAGAGCTAATTGATCGCACTACTATCGCAAATTTAATGGAAGACAATAGAATCGAGTGTGTTCCTGTTAACTTTGTAAGAGGCATGACATTCCACGATAGCTTTGTCATTATTGACGAAGCTCAGAATCTTGACTTCAAAGAATTGACCAGTTGTTTAACACGATTTGGTAACAACACTCAATATGTTGTTATTGGAGATGCCAAGCAAGCCGACATCGGCGAGCGTTCTGGATTTACACGTGCTACAAAGGCTTTTGCTGATGTTGAATGTATCGAAAACGGTATTTATTCGTTCAAATTTACTGAGGATGATATTGTTCGTTCTGCAATCCTTAAACTCATAGCACGCAAGCTAGGAGCTGTATAATAACGCAATGATGGCACGATAACCTAGCTAAAGTTATCGTGCCATCCTATAGTTATCGTTCTGTATTATTTGTCGTATTTCACTTTATAGTGAGATACTAGCATTTCATAGAATCTTTCATTTGGGTTTGCGATAGACTGGCCTGCGTGTTCGTATTTGGTTCTTGAATGTGGTTTATACAAATAAGATAGCCATTGATATCCTAAACACTCTTCGCAGAACTTTGCAATCGCGCATGAATTATACTCGCCACTATGGCAGTCGATAATAATATTTTTCTTTGCATTTGCAATAAAATTGATAATTGCATCAACACATTGCAGTTCATGAGAGTCTTCTTTTAGCACCACAGACAGTTTAGGATACTGATCCAATATATTGTTTGCGGTAATTGTATCAAGTGTAGCATCTTGGATAGATATCCATGAATAATTAATAACATTCAGGCTCCACTTTTCGGCTACCTTTCTTGATATGTTTAGTACCTTTGGAGGCGGCTTGATCATGTGTCATTTTAAAGTATTGCGGTCTAAAGAAAGATCGTAATTTTTATCACACAGCAATGAATTTTTTAAGTCATCTCCATTAATTTCGAATTCTTTTTTATTATCCTCAACGAAAACTAACATATTGCCTTTTTCTTTTTTGCGAACGTAGCTATATATTGTCTTTTTATTGTCTTTTCGGATTGAAAGATAGTATTTTGGAGATTTCATTACAGGGCGATTTTCTTTAAACGGGACTTATCAATAGTACTATTCCGACTACCGATTTGGTATGTAGTAAGATTTTGTTCCTGTGGAGCTGATTGTGATAGAGTTGGGTCGAGATATTCGACTAACCAAGAACCGATTGGATTTTTCTTGCTAGCAAAAATCTTTTCATAGCCCAAACTCGAAAGTCGGTTATTCGCCAACCATTCGATATATTGGTGTACATTCTCCTCATTGAATCCAATCAAACTGCCCTTTGAGAACAAATAGCTAGCCCAATCCTTTTCACATTGAACTGCCGTTTTATACATCTCATAAACCAAGTCAGTATTCTTTTCTACTAGGTCTTGGAAACCTTCATCTGGATTGGTCTTCCAAAGCTTGATGATGTTTTGCGTAATTGCAACGTGAAGCGATTCATCTTTATTGATCAGGCGAATAATTTTCGCCATTTGAGGTGCCTTTCCTTGTTTGCCAAACCAGAAGGAGAACAGGAACGATACATGAAAATTAAGTCCTTCTGCAATCTGCGTTGACAAAACAGTCTTAAAGATTTGCTCTTGAACATTTCTATCCGAATCTTTGGTGCCTAAAAGATCATCAAATGCTTTAGTTACTTCGACAGATCTCTTATTGATTTCTTCATTGACTACGATTGAGTCAAAAAATTCCTCTGGCTTCTTGGTAAGGCCTTTAAGCGCATGCGTATAAGATTCACTATGAAGAACTTCACAGAATTGCCAATACGAACAGGCTGCTTCCAATTCAGGTAGCGTAATGTATTTGGTAATTTCATTAATGCCTCTGCTCAGCACTGAGTCTGTTGCCGTTTGCCACATTAGATTATTCTCAAAGATCCATTTCTCTGTAGCACTCATTGTGTCAATTTTCGACGCTTCGCCAGAAAAATCAATCTCCTCTGGATTCCAGAATGCAGACTTTTGATCTTGATATAAATCATAAAATTTCTTATACTTGAAAACATCGAACCGTTGTAGGTTGAGTTCAGGTCCTAAGAACATTTTACGTTCATGTGGTGGAATATTAGATTTGTTGTATACGCTTTTCATAGTGAGCAAAATCCGGTAGCACATCCAGAATCGTCCGAAGACTCGGCTTTTTCTGATGTATCATTTTCTGAGACTTCTTCCGCAGCAAGACTTGTGTCTGCTGAGACTATTTGTTTGTTCTTCGCATAATAAAGAGTCTTCAGACCGTATTTGTATGATAAAAGAATATCATACGCAACGTCTGTAGTTTCAAGTTTATTATTCTCATAATTGCCGTAGTTGTAGTAATGATTGGTACTAGCGGCCATGCACAGCCATTTCGTAATAGCTGCAGCACATTTGATAATTCCTTCATTTGTACAATCATACGCCGATTTATAATACTTACCGTATTTCTTTGCACCTGGTGCAATCCATGCCGCACTTCCTTGACGATCATCTTTGAATTGGAAGAGACTGACAATTGGTTCCATACCATTAGTCGAATTCTGGGTTAAAGAACTATTGTGCGATATAATCTTGCTTTTTCCCGAGTCGATTACATAAGAATGGACATTTGGAGATTCTACGTCGTACGTTGGACAAATTTCGTTAGATTTTGTTATTCTGTTGATTTTCATATTCGTTATATATTTTATACAATTCGTCAATACTGATGCTTGACTTGCTTTGTTTTGAACAATTTTTTGATCTCTCTAAAATTTCTAAATTGACAACAGACCCAATCACTCTCGGTGATATGTCGTTTATATATCCTTGCTTCTGTGAATATCGATGGTCTACATGATATTCCTTGCTTCTTTTTTCAAAAAGTACTTCATTATCATTGATTGATTGGGATGTCCAAAATCCTACTTCCATTTTGTATTTCTTCCAGTCATCTAATTTGTCAAGAGTTAGCCACACACCTTTTTTTTCCATTGTCTCTCTTAACTTATTATTAATCTCTTGATGATGTGCAAGCCATTCATCACCAAATATGCGTTGGAGATTGGTTGGGTTTCTTGTGTTGTTGAATATACGTTTGGCATTTATTTTTTCCAAAATAATATCAATATCCTCATCCGTATACCCTTTGTCGTAATATACAGAGCTCAGTAGCCCACACTTTTGAAAATAGTATTCTCGTGCTAATTTACTAGCTTCCTCTTCGGTGCAATCTTGTCTTGACAAATAATACTCTTTGCACCATTTGGATTTGCGGCGCATGTAATTACTATATTCACATTTCCATGTATGTGGATATTTTTGTTTATA